TCAAACGGCTCGTTTCGTTCGGTTTGCGTTCCTGTTCCGATCCAGCGCATCCCGAGCGTCTTCCTGATAGTCCGGATGGTGGTGCGCATAGAGGGCTGTCGTGCGCGAATCGCTATGGCCGAGCCAACCGCCGATCTTGTGCAGGTCGACCCCCGCCTGTGCCAGCCACGTCCCGCAGGTATGGCGCAGCGTGTGCGGCGTCACGTCCGACAGCCCCGCACGCTTGCACGCAGACCCGAAGCTACCATTGGTCGCGTCGCCAATGTCCTTGATGCGTTGGCCCTTGTCGTGGATCACCCACCCGTCCTTACACTCTCGGCGCTTAGCCATTAGCAGGAACGTCCGCAGCCGGCGCGGGATCGGGATATGCGCGCGCAGCTTGTTCGTCTGGGTCTTGTCGCTCGGGCGGAAGTTGATGCGACCGCGGTCAAGGTCGACCTGATCCCATTTCAGCGACAGCACTGCATCCTTCCGGCCACCTGTATAGAGCGCGATGACGAGGAAGATCGGCAGGTACAGGCGCACGTCGCCGCGGGCAGTACGTGCCGCCTCTAAAAGCGCCGCCGCCTCCTGCCGGGTCAGCCACCGGTCCTTGCCTTCTGGCCGATCGGGCAGTTCGACATACGGGGCGCTCTCAAGCCGCTTCTCACCGACCATGAAATTGAGAGCCGCCCGCAGCGTGGTCAGCTCGCGCCGGATCGTAGCTGGTGCCTTGCCGCGCGCTTTGGCATATTCTCGACACGCCTTCTTCGTGACTTCGCTGACCTTCTTATCGCCCCAGAAGGTTAAGAGCGCGCTGATCGCATAGCCAATGCGGGCCGGGTCAGCGACGTGAGGTGCGTGTTCCTCGCCATAAAAGTCGAGCACGTCCGCGACCATAACCGCATCTTGTTCTAACGGTCGGTTCGGCCGCTCTGCCCGCCGCCGCTCGCGGAGGAAGTCTTCGAGAGCGCTTTGAGCTTGTCGGCCGTCTGTCGTGCCAGTCGACTTGCTATATTCGCGTCCGCCTTCGTACCAGACGATGTAGAACGCCTTGCGCTTGTCGAGCCACTTGATGCGCGGTCCGGTGTTTCGACGGGGCACGTTTGGACCTTTGCATCTTCGATATGACGCTCCAGATCGGCGGCGTCGAATAGGTAGGCTTTACCCAAGCGGATCGCGGGCAAGCCGCGCTGTCGCATGGTTCGGAGGGTGCGGGTCGACGGCAGCCCGAAGGTCACCACCGCCTCTTGCGCGGTCATCAGTCGCATCACCCCACCTCCCGCTGCACGATAGGCGCGTAGTCCCGGCGGGCGTAGAGGCGCGCCAGTTGGTAATCGTCCATAGTCTGTCCCGGATCGACCTCGTGCCGCCACGCATCAAATGCCGCACGCACAGGATCGTCGCCGCCGACAGCCTCAAGTCGGACGGCCAAGTCGCCTAGTAGCGCCTTCATCTGCCCGAATGGCGCCCGCTTGGCAGCGAGATAGCCCGCGCATAGTCGGGTAGGCTGACCTTCCTGCATACCGTGGTGGCAACCGAATGGGGCCGGATCGCCACCGATAGAACAGTTCAGCGCCTCAATACCGGTCGCGGCCTGCTGGTTGCTCATGCCGGGGCGGAAGGCGCACGTCAGGCAGGGATCGGGCAGGGGTTCGCCAGCATTCCGGCCGGCCTGTTCCAGCGCGATCAGCGTCTCGCCAAGAATAGCCCCGTGCTGCGACGGGCGTTCCCTCTCCCGCGCCTCCATCACATTCGCCGCCGCTTGGCCTTGCATGTCGGTGGTGGTGGTCATGCGTTGCTCGCTAGCTTAGCGTGGACAAGATCGATTTCGGCGTCGGTTTCGACTTGAAGGTCGCTATCGAACTGGTTGACCGCCATCTCTTCGGCCTCCTCTTCCGATAGAGCCTCGACCGTGTAGGAGCGCTGACCCTGCGTCGTGAACGAGTAGTCGATCCGGACCTTGAACAGACGCGGCTCGTCGTACTTTTCATCTGGCAGCGGCAGGCCCCATGCGGCATTGTAATGCTCCCGCATCGCCATCACCGAAGCCGGGTAGGGCATGGCGGCGATCTCGTGCAGTGACGGTTTACCCACGCCCCACCTCCCCCGTCGCCGGCAAGGCGCGGACAAAGGCGCTGAACCGACGCATGGTGCTAGCCGAACAGGCGTGAAGCGATGACATGACGGGATCGGTCTCTTTGCCTGCCTCTGCCTCCATCCCGGCGGCGAGAATGTCCGCCTCCTTCTCGACCCGCTCGCGCATGGCTGCGGCTTCTGCGTCGGCGATCGTGGCGATAGCCGGCGCAACATGACGCCGAAAAAGCTCCGCGATCTCTTGCCAGTCCGTGCCGTCAGCAAACGGTGCGACAATGCGCTGGCGATCAGGACCATGGAACACAAAGCCCATGTTCGCACCGTCAGCAGTCAGCAGTTCGCCAATCCACAACGCCTTGCCATCGCCGAGGCCAATGCTGGTCCCGACATCGCAGCCGCTGTCCTCGTCGCTGCCGAAGCATAGCACCTGTCCCGGTGCGGTTTCCTCCCGCGTCACGACAGCGCCTCCGCTTGGGCGCGAAGATCGATCGCAGCCTGACCACGCATACCGGTCCACTCGGGTGCCCAGCATGTCGTGTCGCGACCATCGAAATCGGTGTAGATGACCTTGGTCCCGGCATCATTGGCGCGAATCGATGCCCACGAAGGGGTAGGATTGAACAGGGCGACTTCGACCCGAACGTCAAGCCCATTGTCCAATCCTTCGCCGTTGGCCACCTCGCCAGCCAGCGCCAGCAGCTTGCTCCGATCGGTCATGCCGTCGTCTCCGGGGGTGTGGGGAGCCAGCGCACGTCATTGACGGCAGAGTGCTTGGCATCGCGCTGGATCAGGCCGACCTTCTCAAGCCGGTACAGAGCACGACGGGTCATTGGCGTATCCCAGCTCATGCGTGCGGCAATCTGAAACGTGCGCGCACCTTCGCCGATCGCTTCGATCAGCTTCCGGTCGCGCAGGCACAGCTGTTCATCACCCTGACCCCGCGCAGGGGTGAGGGCATCGAGACGGGCTTGGAGGGCATTCCGCTCCCGGAGCATTTCATGCAGCGCGGCCCCGATCGTCCGCTTGTCGGTGTTCGCCTGGTCGCGCTCGGCCCGGACCTTCGCCATCTCCGCATCATGGGTGCGGACCCGCATGAGGCCGAACATCATGCCGACACCTGGGCGAGCTTGTGATCGAGGGCCTTGAACGCCCAAGCGCGGGCTGCGCTCTCACGCCGCTTCATCTCGCCGCGAATACCGTCGACGGTCTGCACGAATTGCCGTGCTTCCTGTTCGTCGGCGAAAGTCGCCATTACGTCGAGCTTCTGCTTGGTCTCGTTGCGGCTGCTGCGAAGTTGCCGGATCGTCTTGGGCGTTTCGCTGTCGATGCGGAACACGGCAGGGCGTAAGCGGGCGTCGCTGAAAAGGCCGCTATACCCCTGCACGATAGCAAAGCGCCCCGGCGTGAAGTCCATTTCCTTCGTCATCATCTTCTCCGTATCTTGCGGGGGTTAGGCGGGGAGGTGGGACCACTCGGTCGGGCCATCCTCGCCCTCTTTCCATGTCATTGAGCGATCAGGTGCTTCCCACATTCCGGTCTGCCCGGGCGCGAACAGGTGATTGGTCGCAGTCGGGTTCCAGCACATGACGAAGGCGCCGACGTCGGGGTGCGACACGATGATCGCCAGACCATCCTTGGGCGCCGTGGCGATGGGGTAGCGATCCATCACTCGCCACCCCGCGTATCTTCGCCCATGTCGTCTTCCGAGCGGCCTTCGGTGGCGGCAGAGTTGTCGGGGGCGAGGGTGCCGTCGTTGGGGGTCAACGCGGCCTTGCGGGCGTCCAGTTCGGGTTGCAACGCGGTCCGGAAAGGCGCCATTGCCTTGCTGCTCCAGACGGCTTTGAGCGTGTCCAGATCGGGTGCGCTGGCAATGGCGTTGCGAGCGGCGTCGATACCGTCGTCCTGTCGCGCAACATCAAGCCGCAGCGGTTCGATCACATATGGCTTGCGCTGCCCCTTGGTCGCGGTGAGGGCGAGGACCAGTTTCTCCGGGATATGCGTCATGTGGCTGATGCGAATGCCGCCGACAGCCATGCCGCCCCACTTGACCGATGCATCGCGGTATAGGGTCAGCGAGCGGCCCACATAGACCTTGGCATCGGCACCCCAAGCCGCAACCAGCACGCGGCTCATCGACTTGCACGGACGGAACGCCTTGTCGCTGCCTTCGAAGCCGATCGATACCGGCTGCTCCTGCCCGCCGCGGATTTGCACGTCGGTAATGGTGATGGTCATCGGGCCAGCGATCAGATCGTCTGCGTTGATCTGGTCGGACTTCGGGGCGATGACGAAGCTCATGTCATTCATACGAACATCTCCTGTTCGATCACGCGCTCGGTCGGGACCAGGCGGGCGTCGGAATTGATTACGTCGAGGTATTGGGCGAGGCGGGCGGCGAGCCGTTCTTCGAAAGCGCCGGACGCTTCGACGATCGCGTTCTGCACGACCGGATCGGGGTGGACCGTGATCGCCGGCATGTGATAGCCACCGGCATATGAGAGGAAGTCGAGCCACGGCCGCTTCGACACCAGCAATCCAGTCTGGCACTGGGCGAGATATTCAGCCGGTATGCTGCCGCTCGGCACGCATTCGACCAGCGTCTGCACCTGATACTTCTGCCGGCGGGACTTGGCTTCGATCAGCCCGTCATCCCCCACCACGCCATCGGGACTATAGGCGAGGGTGAAGCCCCACTCATCATTCGTGATGAGGCCGACCTCCCGCACCGTGCGGCCGGTCATCTTCTCATAAGCAATGCGAGCGCGAATTTCGTCCTCGTGCCCGCGCAACATGTCATCGCCGATGTAATGCGGCTCGACATACCTGCTAATCCGCTGCGCCAGCAGTTCGTAGAGGTGCGCGACGGCGCGGTCATCATTCGGCGTTGAGAAGCGCATCGGCTGCTCGACCAGATACTTCTCAATTGCGCCGTCTTTGATGAGGCCGCGAATGACGCCATCGCTCACGTCGGCCAGAAAGCACAGCTCGGCTACTGACCCGCAGCGATTGCCGATTGCGTCCAGCGCCTGAGACTTCTTGGCCGTCAGCTTTTCGGGAACGGCCCCGGTCGCGCGGTACATGGCGACTGATCCACCGCCTTGCACCGACAGCACATGCTTCATTTCCGAAGCAGAAAGCAGCCCGCAGCGAGCATTCAGCCACTCGATACTGCCCTGCTCGAAAGCGTCGTGGTAGCGGATCACAGCGCACCTCCCTTCGAAAGCGGCGGCAAGATCCAAGCCTTCGGATAGACCGTGGCGACGACCCCGCCGCGCAGGATCAGCCGGGCTTGCGACGTGCGGACACAGGGCGCACCGAATGCCAGCGCGCGGGCGATGGCCTTGTCGTGCGCGTGGATTGCGGCAATGGCCTGAGCGATCGTAGCGCGAGGCTGGATGCGCTCCTGCCAACGAGCGATGGCGTGGGCGGTGATGACGGCGGTCATGCCATCACCATCACGGCGAAGAACGCCACGACGATCATCCCGCTAATCCAGTCGCCCAGATTGGCGCCGGCGATCTTCTCAATGACCAGCGGCATGGACTGATGGCGGCGCTCTGCCTGACGACGCAGGACAGCCGGCTCCACCGTCAGGCGGCGATGCTGGTCGGCGGTGTAGGATATCGGCTGCCACCTCACTTCCCCTGCTCCTTGGCGAGAGCGGCGAGCGGATCGACGGGGAACGTATTGTCAGCGATTGACTGTTGTAGTCCGGCGGCATGCGACACAGGATCGTGCGGCCATTCCGCGACAACCCACGACAGAACGGGGTCGAGTGGGCGGGGCTGCTGGCGTTGGAAGTGCCAGAACACCGTGTGTTGCGTCGCCCATAGCTGGGCGGTGGCGCGATCCGGTGCCGGATACACATCGTCCATGCCCAGCACATGCAGACACCACAGCGTGCTATCAGCCGCCTCGCTTAGCACCTGCGGTACGGGCGCGGTCATGCGGGCAACTCGTCATAGGTCGCAGCGAAGATGTCCGGCTTGCAGGGGTAGAACTCGCCCGCCACGCCCTTGATGATCCAGTCACCGGGCTGAGCCAGCATCACACCTTCCAGCGTGGTAATGCGAACACCGTCGTTGGACGCCTCCCACTCGGAGCCAGCCATGAAGTCGAACAGCGCACCGATCGTTGCACCGTAACCATCCGGCGAACTTGCGGGCGGAAGCTGAATTGCGTCGATAACGACCGGCTTTTTACGGAACTTACCCATGCCCATTCTCCCGTTCGATCATCGCCCAGATGCGCTCGCGGCAATGCGCGTCACGCTGGGCCAGGCGGTCGTTCATTTCGGCTTGGCGGACGGCGCGTTCGGCTTGGAACGGGCGCGGATCCTGCCAGTAGCGGCGCAGGGTCGGGATCATCAGCGGCGCGCCGTCGATGAACGTCATCCCCGCCCGGTTCGTGCTTTCGGATATCATGCTGCGGCTCCGGTCGCTTTGGCGATGGCGGCGTCTTCCTGCTCGTCCATGGCAATGCGAAATTCGGCGTACAGTTGCGCGTCGCCTTTGCCGTATTCGTACAGGGGATGCGCAGTCATATCGTAATGGAACAAGTGCTGCATCAAATGTGCGGCGGCTTCGTTTGCGACCTTGTGCTGCATGGCATCAGTCATCCAACCCATGACCGATGCCGCACCAAAAGCAGGTGCGTAGGAGTCCTTAATCGGCATCGCGATGTTGCAGAACACCGCCCATGCGTAATCTTCGTCAGCCTTGACGGCATCGGAAAGCAGAACGATCGGGTGCTTAGCGGACATATCTCATTCCTCCGTCGTGCGGTCGGTGAGGGGGCGGGCAAGGACGGCTGTGACAGCGCGGTCCCATTCCTCGCGGGCGGTGATGCCGTCGAACATGCGGGTCGCTTCCAAATAGCGCGCCTCGTTCGACAGGCCGCTGTAGCTATGGCTGACCGGCACCCGGACGATCGGACGCGGGCCACGCTCGGCTGCGACGATCAGTGCGGCAGCCTCGTAGGTCAGCCGGTCGTTGGCGGCTTTGATGCGGATGTGGATGCTCATGGCTGGACCCGATCCAGCAGGTAGCATCCGGGCATTGAACGCATCGCACTTGCGCTGTTGCGCGGCTGTCGTGCGCCCGTTCACTTCGCGCGCTCCCGCAGCATGGCGTCGGCTAATGCGTAAGCCAGTTCCGGGATGAACCGCGCATTGGTCTCCGTTGCAATCTTGGGGTCGCAAACGATCCCAGTCAGCGCCTGCCCCGCGAACCAGTCCCTCAGCGACATGCCGGGCATACTGGCTGGGTGGCCGGGATCATCAAGGCACACGCTCGGAAACGCCGCCCCGCCATCCGCCGGGGTCATGCGACGGCTCCCGAGCGAGCGGCTTCGGCATCAGCGGCGGCGCGCATATCTTCCAGCGCTGCATCATTACCGCAGTAGAAGTCGGGAAAGCGGCCGATCTGTGGGTCGCTGGCAAGGTAGATCAGCGATGCTGCGGCGGGCGTGCCGATGCGATCTTCCAGCGCCTTGCCTTCTTCGCCAGCCAGCGCGACGACCCAGCCAGCACGGCAGTGCGTCGTGTCGCACGTATGCCAGTCCGACATGTCCAGCGTGACGTGACCCCCGTTTTTTCCTCCAGTTGGAGCTAGAGTCCGACCCCGGAAAGGGACGGACAGATGAAGCGGAAGCAGTTTTCGGAAGAGCAGATCATCGGCATCCTGAAGGAGGCC